GAAACAATAACCATATTAGTAGTGAGCAGACTGACAAATATGATGCTGCGAATGATAGCAACATAATTGTCATAAGGTTTTGTTTTGTCATCACTAAAACTCCCTAACGAATACTTCCATATCCTCCAAAGTTTCAGCATACTTATTCTTCCTCGTATGAACATATTCTAATTGATTCCATTCTGTTGGATAGCAAAGTAGAAGTGTGTGAATATATTTGTGTTTTTCGTTCTTTGTATATTGGCAATTAGGTTTTGGTTTGATACCAGTTTCGATTGTAATATACATTTCGTCATAAAAATACACCCAACCCTCAACGTTTACGTGCTCTGTCTTCCATAGAACATAGTCATCAACTTGAGGAATATACTTCATGAGAAAAATGCTGCTTCCAAGGGATTTAGGTTAAGTTGCATCGCAGTATATGGACGAGTATCAGAAACGTCTACCTTATTTCCGTGCTTGGTGGAGTTAATAGGCGCATGATAGCACTTCTTTGTTCTACTGTAGAAACCCCAGATTGACCGGGGTGGTGTGTCAGTATAAGAGAACATGCCATGGTTGATAATCCAAATAGCAAGCATATTTTTTCGATGCTCTGTAACCTCATAGGAGTATCCTTCAGGTGGTTCATGAATAAAATCAGGGGGCAGTTCAATCATCAGGTAGTAAACTCTTCAACAATACAGGAGTCAAGATCTTCTGCCAGAACATAAGTTGGTGCTTTCATGACATTCTCACGAAGGCGATTGTAGTGTGGTTGATTGAAACCATCATCACTATTTACAATTAAGTCAAAACATTCATCATCATGTTCTGCAACTACATTCCATAACCCACCATATTCCGACTGTGGAAAAGGAACAAAGTGCTCAACAACGTAAAGATACTTGGTCATCAGTTTGTGTAAATTACTCCTTGATTTTAGTATAAAGTTAGGTGTCGGTCAAGTTGAAGAGTTGTCTTTGCAACTCATATTTGATCGGGATGAGATGTTGATATAAAAATGTTTTATATTCATTATCTTCAAGTAGTTCAGTTAATCTATCTACTTGCATTTGAGCAAGGATCAACTTTTTTTTTCATACTGGCAGTTTAGCAACAGATTTTTTCTTCCGATGCCTATCTATAAAGTTAATAGCAGACTGACGATTGCGACAGACTTTGAGAACATTTGCTTGATGAACGACTGCTAATTGTGTAGTACTGCCACTAACGGGAACTGCTGCATACATCATAGGATCACCATATTTTCCAACAATGAATCCCTGCTCTACAGGTTTAGGGTCTAGAATGTCGCTCTTTTGTTGTATTAGTTTCATATGATAAATTAGCGACGAATCTCACTAATAGCGGGTTGACCTTGATTGAACACAACATCAACAACTGCCTGAACTTTTTTGGCAGTGCTGATACCAACTCGATCATAAGTTGGAATACAAACTAAACCAAATGTCTTCTCACTTCCACCCAAACGTATCACACGACCAATCGACTGACTGATGCCAATGTAGTCCATGTTTCTCATGAAGATAACAGCCTCAAGTCCACTGACGTTGATACCTTCAGACAGGATAGAGTGATGAAGAACAACAAATTTCTTGGTCTTGTCCTTGCCCCAAGTATTCAGGGTGTCAAAGAATACGTCACGATTGACTTTCTTGCCGTCGATGATTGCACCGGTCTTCGATGTAATCGTCATCCAAGAATAACCACGTTCAGCAAGTTGCAGGCAGAAGTCAGAGTGAGTCAAAAGGTTGATGATTTGCTTTGTTGTGCGAGCACAGATCAAAGTCTTATCGATGTCATTGTCATCAATAGTTTCAATCAGATTGTCACAATCATCAGCAAACATTACCTTGCGACCTTTGATCATAGGCAATTGCTTAACTACAACTTTAGGGGGGAGAATGTAACCCTGCTCAACCAACTCAGGAGCAGGAACATTACATAAAACTTGACCATAAACACTCCAATTCATTCCAGGTTTAGATGCAGCAAGAGAATGTTTGGGTGTTGCTGTAAAGAAATAGCAACGATTTGTATTCTCTGCAAAATACTCAGTCGCGGGGAAGAAGTTACGCTGAACGCTGTTGTGTGCTTCATCAAAGTAGATGTTGTCCACCTCAATATCTGCTTCCATAACACGATGAAGAGAATGATAGGAAGTGAAGATGATAACGTTCTCACCCACTGCGCGAGCAGTGTTAGCAAAGACATGAATATCATCTGCTTTTGTTGTAGAATAGTGAGGTGTTTCACCACTATGAACGTGCATCACATGTGTGTGAGTTGTATCGATCAACTCAAGAAACTCAGAGCACAATTGTTCTGCCAACAGAATACGTGGAGCAACAACAACAGTCGTCATTCCGTTGTCAATATACTTGCAATTCTCAACAACATCCTGAATCATACAGATAGTTTTGCCACCACCTGTAGGTACAATAACTTGACCCTTATCATAGGCAAGCATACTGTTGAGAATGCGTTTCTGATGCGGGCGAAGCGTAATCATAATGCAGTACCTGTGTTACTAGGACAGTTTCAAGGTGAGTAATTTTGTTCCATAAGAATAATCCCCCTTAACTGTTAAGTCAAGAGGGAAATGTCAGTTTTCATGAGATTTACCAGAACATTTGAGTTTTTCGACCATATGTTCAGCAAATGCTTCCATTTTTTCTGGATGAATTTGTTGAATACCTGCGTCTTTTACTGCATTTTCTATACTATTGATTTCATTTTTATTAAGTTTCTTGCTCTTTGAGGGTAATGTCATCGAAACCTCTGTTTAACTTATTTGTGTTGATATTATAACACGATAATTCAATTTTCTTCAGATGTACAGGAACTCCAGAATTCTTCCCAATCTTTAGTATCAGTAGTTTTTAGAATATTATTATTAGGCAACATATCTAAGACTTTTCTACATTTGATTGCATACTTATTATAATAGTCAAATACATCTTTGACTTCTTCACTTAAGTCACACAATAATTCATCTGGTGTTGTTTTTTCATCAGACAAATACTCAAATATTACGTCACTCAAACGTTCTTTACGTTGTTCAGAATAACTATTCATGCTGTCCATCTTTTTGTTTTCAAATACTCTAGTACATCATCGCGAACGTTCATTAACTCATGATAACAAAGTTGATTGTGAGCACATTGGCGAAGTTGTGAATCAGGTTTTAGTACACTTTCAACAAATAGATCTAGTCCACGGTTCCACTTCTGCTGCTTAGTTTCATTGTCTTGAATACTGTTCTGATCATGCATACAATTAAAACCTTAAGGTTCGCAATATTGATTATTTAACAATGTCCCAATGATCGTCATTAGACTCACTCATCCAGAAAAAGTATTTTCCACTGATAGATGCAACAAACATCTTACCATCCTCACGCTTTTCAATACGACAAGAATGCAATCCATCCATTAAGTTAGCAAAACGATTTTTTGCTTTTGTGCTCTTTGGTTTTACACAAATGAATTCAGTTTTAGTCTTAGTGGTCATAATGTTTTAAAGAACTTAAAGCTTGTCTATTAACCGGAACAAAGGTAGTCTACATGGAATTCACGAACCTGTCAAGCGATTTGGAAACATTGTGTTTTTACTAAAAGAATTAGGATTAAGACCAAGATACGAATGATAGAGTTTTACTTCCATCTCTCTTGCTTCTTGTTCCCATGGTTGATCAGAATACTCCGTATAAGAGTGATCTATGCCCCTCCAATAGCGTTTCTCTCCTTTATCCTTAAGATGACCCTTAACATGTTGATAAACGTGCCACAGTTCGTGTAGAAGGATAGTACAGTACTTATCAATATCGAGACGGTTATGCATCTCAATCTCAAACTCTCTGGGACGATAGTCAGAATCCATCGCAGTACACCACCCATGAACACCTTCACGAAGAAGTCCACGATGATTCACTGTAATGTCTAGTTTATGACGAGGAAGATACTTTTTGACGAACCAAAAAACTACATCTTCACAACGCCTTTGACTATAGTTGTATCCACGGGTTTCAAGATAGAGCATTGATAGCAGCAGCAGTGACACGAGTGCCCCAGTTCATCATCCAGAAGAACGAAGCAATAAAGATTAGTTTGTGAGTGGCAGTCATACCCCCTGTGTCTTGTATGCACCTATTATAAACCCCTCCAGGGGTCTCCTAGAGGGGTTGTGGACGGTTTGTGAGGTGTCCTGAGATTATCCCTTAACTATAATCTGAGTTGATGATATGGCAGTTCCTGCTTCAACTGATGGAGTATCTGCTGTTGTGCTTAAACTTCCATCTTTTTGAACATAATGAGTTTTAGCAACTGTCAAACTAGATTGTGCATCATCAACAGAACCTTCAATTTGAATTTTTGCAGTGGCACCATTTGAATATGCAGCATCTGAGAAACCAATGAAATTTGTTGATGTTAGATTGGTTTCAACAAAAGCATTTCTTAATATTCTTGTTGATTGATAATTTGAATTGTTGGCATCTTTGTATATAATTAAATTTCTTTTTGAACTTGGATCATAAACCACTGTCGGTCCTCTTGATTCATAAGCATTAAATGTGGGTGCGCTATCGGATGCATAGTCAAAACTAATTGACGTACCACTGACAGTTCCTAACTGATATTTGCCATGATCAGAGTCAGCATTGTCACGGAAAGTAATAACCACTTTTTGTGCTGCCTGATCATAGGCAACATGACACTCGTTTGCATTACCGTCACTGAATGTTGTTAAACTTCCGTAAGTAATTGATGTACCACTCACAGTGCCTACTACTGCTTTTCCGTCACTACTATCTCCAGAATCTTTATACGCGATTATAATCTTACCATTATCTGAGTCATATCCTGCTCCTATATGATAGGTATTTCCGGTTTCAAAAGTTTGTGCTCCACCAAAGCTAATGTCTGTACCACTTACAGTTCCCACTATTGCTTTTCCTCTTGTATTATCACCTTGATCATTATAGGCTATAACAACTTTACCATTATTTTCATCAAACACAGCGTTAATAGTATTACTAGATCCACTTTCAAATTGTGCAACACTACCAAAACTAATTGAGTTGTCACTTGGATCAACAGTTCCTACAACTGCCTTTAATCTATTACTATCATTGGGTTGTGAAAACGCAAATACAACTTTGTTATTAGTTGAATCAAATGCTGCTGAAATATAATGAGATCCAACATCAGAACCAGTATCAAATTTAACAGAAGTTCCAAAAGTAATTGTATTGTTGGCGTTTACCGTTCCTACAATACCTCTACCATATCCACTCTGATCCTCAAATCCGATTACAATTCTATCAGAATTTGAATCGTAAACTATTGCGGGATATTCCATCGTATTATCAAAGAATTTTGTCGCCGCTGTTGTTAATGATATGCTGGTATCAGTTATTTTACCAACAGCTGCATATCCCTTCTGATCAGAATCTTTTTTATAGGAAATAACCATTTTTTCAACACCAGAATGATAAACTCCATTGAAATTTACCGAATCTGTTGATGTTGGAGTGTAATTATTAACACTTCCGACTGTTTCAGTAATTTGAGTGGTAGTTACACCTGCAACATTTCCATCAGAAGTTACAATAACTGCCTGACCATTAGATAATGTTCCTGAAGCAACCATTTCTATGGTCCCACCACCACCAGCAGAAGCCCAATCACTACCATTATATACAGTTAGTTTATTATCTGTGCTATTATAATATGCGTCACCAGTATCTGGAGAAGATGGATTTGATGTGCTTATAGCAAGTCCAACTCTATTATCTCTTATCTTAGAATCATTGTTGTCAGATCCTACAAATATTGCCATGTTTACTATACCTTGTAGAGCATGATTCTATATTTCTTATTTATTAAGACTTGATTCTTATTTTAGTATCTGAAAGTGCAGTTCCTGCTTCAACTGATGGAGTACCTGCTGTTGTGCTTAAACTTCCATCATTCTGAACATAATGCAATGAACCAGTAGTCAAACCAGTTTGAGCATCATCAACTGAGGAGATGATTTGAATATTTGCTGTTTGTCCATTTGAATATGCGGCATCAGAAAATCCAATGAAATTATCAGGGAAAAGATTATTACCAGGATCGAATACAAATGCAGCTGATGAATTTTGGGCTTGATCAACAATAAAATTTCTAGAAGCAGTAACGAATCTAGCTTGAAATGAATCATATGTTGCATCAAACATAGTATTATTTCTATTTGTATTAAACGCAGTGGTGGATGCAATGCTTATTGTATTGCCATCTATATCAGCAATATATGCAGTAGCATTTTCATAATTTGGAGATCCACCCTGCTCAGTTACTGCAAGAATAACCGTTTTTTCTCTATTACTATCATATATGGGAATGTTGTAATTAGAAGTGTAACTTCCTTGAAAAGTCATGGTGGTGCCAAAAGTAACAGTATTTCCACTAACTGTTGCCATCAAAGCTTTTCCTTTTTCAGAATCTCCATTATCCCTATATGCAATTAAATGTTTTCCAACTTTTGGATTATATGCAACACCAGTGTATGGAGAATTTGAAGAACTAAAAACTGCAGCAGTGCCAAAAGAAATACTAGTTCCACTTACAGTTCCAACAATTGCTGTTCCATGTCCAGAATTACCAGTATCCCTATATGCAATAAGTATCTTATTAGCATTAGTATCATATGATGCATTTGGAGACCCACTAGATGCACTTTCAAAAGTGTATGTTGAACCAAATGTAATAGCATCACCACTAACCGTTCCTACAATAGCTCTACCATGGCCACTAGCACTCGCATCCTGGTATACAATAATTAATTTTTTATTTACGGGATCATAAACGGCTTCAGCATCAAAAGCCTGCCCACCATCTTCAAATACTACAGGAGTTCCAAATGTTATTCCAAGTCCCGGTCCTGCAACTGTTCCAACAACAGCATACCCTTTAGTAGAACCAGTTGCATTACTGTCATATATTATTACTGACTTTTGACTGCTAGGATCATAAATTACTTTATGAGGAGTGCCTTGCTGAGTGCCACTAGCATGTAAATTAGTAGCACTACCCCAGTGAACACTATTATCACTAGCAGTAACTACTCCAACATAAACTTGCCCTCTATACGGTGAGTCTGGATGCTGAATAGCTAAAACAACTCTTTTGGTGTTTTCATCATAACCTATTGCAGATGAACCTAGACTTTTATCAAGGAATTCGGAGGATGAACCAATAGAAGGATTTGATGCTGCAACTTTACTTACAGTTCCTCCTGGATTTATAACCACGGGTGATCCATTTGATAAAGTTCCTGAAGCAACTAACTCTACAGCACCAGAACCTTGAATAGCACTCCATGCACTACCATCATAAAACTTTAATTGATTATCAGAACTATTATAATATCCATCACCCTCTGCTGCACTGCCTGGATCAGAAGTGCTTGCGGCAAAACCTAATCTGTCTGGTCTTATTCTAGTGTTTTCATTGTTTGATCCTACAAAAATGGGTGCCATCTTGTTTATGCCTTTTGAATGTATTTATTTTCTAATTAAAATTTTGGTGTCAGTAAGAGCAATTCCTGCCAATACTGATGGAGTTCCTGCTGAGGTGCTTAAAGTTCCATCTTTCTGAACATAATGTATTGAACCAGTGGTAAGTCCTGTTTGAGCATCATCAATGGATCCAACTATCTGAACTTTTGCAGTAGCACCATCAGAATAATTAGCATCAGCAAAACCTACAAAGTTGGTTGATGTGAGGTTCGTATCAAGAAAAGCATGTCGGAA